CATTCAAGATGTTCTGTTGTAGATTTTAAAATAGAAAATAAAGATAAACAAGAAATTGCAGCAGCATTCTTTAAACGTCTAACACATATCCTTGATACAGAAAATATTCAATATGATCCTAAACCAATCGTAGAACTCGTAACTAAACACTTACCTGATTGGCGTCGAGTTATTAATGAATTACAAAGATATTCTGTAACAGGTAAAATTGATAGTGGTATCTTACTTAATCTCACCGAAGAATCATTTAAACAACTAATTAAAAATCTTAAAGATAAAAACTTTACAGAAGTTCGTAAATGGGTTGCTAAAAATGGGGATTCAGATAGTATAAATATATTTAGACAACTATATGATACTGCATCTACAAACTTAGAAGCAGGTAGTATTCCTCAGCTTGTATTGATCCTTTCTGATTATCAATATAAAGCAGCATTTGTTGCAGACCATGAATTGAATATGATGGCAGCTCTTACTGAAATCATGGCTCAATGCAAATTCAAATAGGAGCAACTATGGGATTTTTAATTTTTGTATTCGGATTTTTAGCAGGATGGTTTACATTCAGACATTTACTTAATAAGAAAGTAAATGAAATCCATGAAATGATGGAAAAAGAACTTGATGAATCAAATAATAGAATGGAACCAAAAAGGGTATCATTAAAGTTTGAAAAGATTAATGATGTGATTTATGTATATAATCGTAAAACAGAACACTTTATTACTCAAGGCAATACATACCAAGAAATAGTAGAAGATCTAGAAGCAAGATTTCCAGATACAATATTTCTAGCAACACCTGGCGCATTAGAGAAAATACAAAATGATAGTCTATCAGTGTAAACATTCCAGACGATCTGCAGACGTTGCACAATTTATTAAAGGTGAATTAACTGTTTTATTATTTGAAGATGATATACATGTTGGTTCTAAAACATATATAGATATAAGTGATGCGGAAATTGCCGCAGAAAATTGGGTACTACATTATGACAACACCATTCGACTTTCTAAACAGCATAAATGATAATAAGAAGGATCTCTTTGAAGATCCACAAAATGAAAAAGAATATGCTCCTTTCCTAATCAATAAAGGTTTATCTTATTTTCCTGATACTATTCTTTATGCAAATGAAATGAATCAACATGCTGACATTCCAAAGAAATGGCAGTTCGATTTCTTAAGGTTTTCTATACCAAAAAGGCGAAGATTCTCTAAGTGGCATAAGAAAGAAAAAGCCTCAGATATTATAAAACTAGTAATGAAACATTATAAATATTCTGAGAAGAAGGCATATGAAGTAATTGATATTCTTTCTGATGACAATATAAAAGAACTCATTGAAACATACCACGAAGGTGGTAGAAACTAGATAGATTATAAATAAATCTAGGTAAAATAACAAAGGTATTATATTATGACTTCGTCGATGATATATTATGATTGGACACCTGATGCCATGCTTGAAGTTGACTTGATCGAACCAGACAACTTTCTAAAGGTCAGAGAAACTCTCACTCGAATAGGCATAGCATCTCGTAAAGAGAAAAAACTATTTCAGTCCTGTCATATACTACACAAACAAGGTAAGTACTTTATTGTACACTTTAAAGAATTATTTGCTCTCGATGGCAAAGAATCTGATATCTCTATGTCCGATATAGAGCGCAGAAATGTTATCGCTGAGTTATTACAGGATTGGGACCTTCTTAAGATTATTGATAAATCTAAGGCGGAACCTAAAGCATCCCTTTCTCAAATTAAGGTTGTATCTTATAAAGAGAAAAATGAATGGGATTTGGTGCCGAAATACAACATCGGCGGAATTAAAAAAAGTAAGGAATAAATTATGGCTATAAAATTAGATCTTGAAGTGCAAGAAGTAAACTTAGTATTAAGATCATTAGGTAAACATCCTTTTGATGAAATTGCTTCTTTAATTGGAAAAATTAAACAACAGGGCGAAGCTCAATTAGCTGAACAAGAAAAAGCTAATGCTGATGCAGCACCTGCAGCTGAAGCTCCTGCTGCAGAGTAGTTAATACTTTTAACTAACGTTTATTAATACTTTTAACTATATACTTTTTATAGTTAACTGATATATAATACTAGAGATAACTTATTGTAGATTATCGGTAAAGATGAAATATGATAATGTTATTTTGTGCTCAAGGTAGACCTGTTGAAAGACTCTCTACTGAACTGCTTATTTAAATAAAATTCTTAAATAAGGAGAAACATTATGTGGACAACACCAGCTGCAACTGAAATGAGATTTGGTTTCGAAGTTACAATGTACGTATGTAACAAGTAATCTCTTTTTTAGTTCATAAAAAAGATAAGAGGGAGTTTCGGCTCCCTTTTTTATTGTCCTAACTTTAGGACCGTTAGGCAGGTGGGGATAACCTGTACAAAACCCCAAAAAATTATTGTACATTAATTAGGAAATAAGATATAATTATTAATTATGGGAAAAGAAGAATTTATTATGTTAGGAGTAGTAATTGCGATTGCATATGTAATTACATTTCTATTAGGTTAAGGAGATTATTATCGCTACTAATAAAAGATTTTCAAGACGCACTAAACCACAAGAAGAAGCAAGAGGCTTAAAAGTTCTTGTACCTGAAGGTGGCTTTGAACGCGCAATGAGGAAGTTTAAGAAGAAGATTCAGGAATCTGGCTTACTTCAAGAACTACGTGAACGTGAACAATACGAGAAACCAACCACTCGTAGAAAACGAGCTAAGAGTCAGGCACGTAAGAGATGGTTAAAGAAAGTAGCTTCTCAAACACTGCCTAAAAAATTATATTAATATGGCAGCAAAGAACGATATAACCGGTGATTCAATTCAAACTAGAGGGCCATCGAAATCATATGCTGATAATTATGATTCGATCTTTGGTGTAAGATGTTTAAAATGTAAATTTAAACAGAACATGGATTTAGAACCACCAGTCATTATTTGTCAATCATGTGGAGAATTATTATGAAAGAACGTGACCCTAGTAAACACATAAGAGAAATTAGTATAGATAAAGCTGCTGAAACTGCAGGCGGTGTTTATTCACTTATTGTCTATGCATCAATGCATGCAAGAGAAATTGCTAAAAGAAGAAATAAAATTGATGCAAAACATAAGAAATTGCATGATTATGGTTATACACCAATTAATCAAGCTTTAGATGATTTCCAAAACGGAAACGTATAAATAATATTGTACATGCCATTTGGGTGTACATTTTATTAGTCTTGCTTATTAAAGGAGAAAACTATGACTAAAATTCATTTTGGGCATTTATACCCATCAACCCTCGGCTTTGACAGAATGTTTAATACTTTGGAAGCTATGCTTGACACAGTTCCAGATACTTCTGCCAAATTCCCACCTCACAATATTATTAAATTAGACGATCAGAAATATGTTGTCGAATTAGCTGTTGCTGGTTTCGATGAAGACGAAATCGATATTACAGTTGAAGACGGTGTATTGAAGATTGCGGGTGAGAAAAAAGAAACCGAAGATGAAATTGAATACCTACATAAAGGTATTGGCACTCGTTCTTTTATAAAAACTATTAAATTAGTTGATACTGTAGAAGTTCATGGTGCTCAATATAAAAATGGTATTCTAAAAATTGGTCTTGAGAATGTAATCCCTGATCACAAAAAACCTAAAAAGGTTGAGATCAATAAAAAGGGTGTTAAGTTCTTTAAACAAGATCTTTTAACAGAAGAGAAGTAGCGATAGGGGAGCTTCGGCTCCCCATTTTATGGAGAAATAAATGGAAATTTATGAAGTAGTAAATGATGTATTGCCTGATAGGAATCTGTATCTATTAGATTTTTATGCATCTTGGTGTAATCCATGCAAAATGATGGCAAAAGTATTAGAAGACATGGAAAGCGATGTTCCTGTTTATAAGGTAAACATTGAAGAAAATATGGAACTTGCAAAGAAATATAATGTAAGAGGTGTACCAACCCTTGCTATGATGAAAGGCGGCGAAGTTTCAGAACAAAAATCAGGATTCATGAAAGAATCAGAATTAATAGCATTTATTGAGAGCAATAAATAATGATGTTATCATATCCAGTTGTAGTAAAAGGCAATTATGCTATTAAGCTATCAACATGGAATGGCAGCGTTATAGCCGTTGCAGATCATTTAAAAGATCCAACAAAATTTTTTATTAAACATTTTACAGACATAGATGATGGTGCAGCATATTTAGATTTTATAATTGAGAAGGATTTAAGAGATGGCGGATATTAAAATATTTAAATTAATGAGTGGTGAAGAACTACTTGGTGAAATAAAAGAAACAAGTGACGAAGGTATTGTACTTAAGAATGCTGTATCAATTGTCTATCAACAAACCGAAAAGGGTTTAGGCGCAGGTCTAGCACCATTTATGCCATATTGTCAAGATCCAGTGTCAATCAAAGAACATGCTATAGCTTCTAGCGGTGCACCGAATAAAGATATGCTAAACCAATATAATACAATCTTTGGTTCTGGTATTGTCGTTGCAGGCGCTCACGAGATGCCTGAGGTTAAGCTTACTAAATAAATATATTAATGCCATGTGAAAGCCCCACAGGGGACACACGGTGCGATCAAATTTGTTACAATTTATTTACAATTTTTTTCATAAAATTGTTTACTTTAATTAGGAAACAGGATATAATGTACCTAATAGATAAACAAATGGAGATTGATTATGAATATAGATAAATTAAAAACAAAAACTTACCCAGCTATAGAAGATGGTTCTGAATTTGCATTAATTAAAAATAATGTAGTTCACTTAATTCAAGCTCATGGTATGAGTGATGCAATTTTAAGAGCTCACAATCTTGGTATTGCAAAATCTAATGAATGGAAACTTTCTAACGAAAAAGCAGTTCTTATTCCTGGTATCTGGGAATATGACATGGCAACTTTCAATGGATAAGGAGATATTCATGCTAGAAAAAATAATCAAAGAAGAATATACAAGACATGGCGGTGCCTTCGATAGAGGTGCTGCTGATTCTTATTATCACCGCAGTCCAGACCCACATTATTATGCAGAAGGCACAGGTACCTCTGAAAAAATAACTGAGCTAACACCGGAGGAATGCGCTGCCTATCAAGCCGGTTATGACTATAACGAAGAATATGGAGGCAAAAAAGAATGGTAGACCATTTAGAGTGGCGCTGTTTTTGTCGTGAAAAATACTATGAATATTGTGAAGAACAAAGAATGTGGGGACTTGGTGCTAAAGTAGTGTGTATGGAACAATACTTTGCTGAAAATAAATGGTACCTAAAAAATTTATATAAAAGTATGTACATTAATTCGTAAATAGGATATAATAACTTTATTATGATGATATATGTGAAAAATAGTTATAAACCAATGCGCAAATCTAAAAAGCGTATTGATCAATCTAAACGTCCAACTAAGGCTAAGATTATACCTGTTGAAACACACTTCAATGTTGTGGCTTCAGGTATTGTACATCGTGAAACTCCACAGTACAAAAGCCTTGATACACATGCTGGTTCAACAGCAAAAAAACCTATTCAAGAATATACTGGCACAAATATGCTCGGTATTGGTCAACTGCACAAATCAAAC